TCAGAGTCACCTGCAGCAAACTCAACAGAAGCAATTAACTCGTTGGCTTGCATAATGTCTTCTTCAGACTTAAGCTGTAATACGACAGGTTTATTATCACCTGTGTTTGTATTAGTAATAGTTAAACCTTTGTCAGCTACGTGAGTAACAGTTATCTCATCATTAGCTCCAAAAGATAATATTGCACCGTCATGTTGTAATTCTAAGTCTTGAGTTAGTGTAACATCTCCGTCTGCACCTATAGCTATTGCATCTATATCCGAAGCAGAACCAATAGTTTTACCATCACCAATAATAATATCATCAGTAAATGTAGCAATACCTGTTTGTGTTAGCGTACCTGAAACTTCTAAATTACCGTTAAGGTCAACAGTAGTAGCAGTAATGTTTACGTCACCTGAAGAGTTAATGGCAAGGTTAGTACCATCGCCCTCTATCTTCTCACCATCATTACCAAAGGTTACACCTACACCTGATGGAATGTTAACGTCAGCTGTTGCTGTAAGATTAATGTCTGCTCCAGATGTTATAGTTAGGTCAGTGCTATCGCCTTCTATTTTTTCACCAGTACCAAAGGTAATACCAACGTTAGCAGGTATAACTACGTCTGTTCCTGCAGTAAGGTTGATAGCTCCATCAGAAGCAATATCTAGTGTAGCATCAGCACTTGAGCTTACAGAAATAGCTGTATCACGAAACTGTATCTTTTTATTAGTAGCTACAAGTGTATCATCAGATATATTATCTATAGATGCAGTATCAATGTTTGCTGTGCCATCTATAAATAAATTACGCCACTCTTGACTTGCAGAACCAAGGTCATACGTATCATCATCATCAGGTATAATGCTTGAGTCAACATCTGCACCAAATACAACGTTATCTGTAGCTGCATCACCAAGGGTAATTGTACCACCATTAAAGGTAGTAGTACCTGTTACTGTAGCATCTCCTGCAACTGTAAGGTTACCACCTACAAGTAAATTACCTGATACATCTAGTATACCATTCATATCAATTGTAGTAGCAGCAATCTGGATCTCTGTGTCAGCTATAAGATCAAGTTGACCATCAGCACTAGAGTGAATGTAGATAGCAGTATCACGAAACTGTAGCTTCTCTGAAGTAGCAAGTAAGATGTCATCAGAGAACGTAAAGTAATCCTCATCTTCACTCCAGATGATAGCACCATTGTTAGAGCCGCCGTCCCAAGTAAGTGTAATGTCACCTGCACCAGTACCTATAGTAACATTGTCAGATGCCACTAAAGATATAGGACCGCCTTCTCCAGCAGTGCCATCGTGAGTGTGTCCTGTATTAACAGCAAATGCAGCTAGAAGCTGATCAAACTCATTGTTAAACAGATTGGCGGTAATTACATCGCCATCTGTAAAGGTTGATTGTCTTGTGTATGTAGCGCCCATTTAACGTCTTGCTCCTAATGTATACTCTAACTGAAAACCTTTAAGGGAGTAAGGTGCAGACTCACCCCCGTCATTTATTCTCAGTACAACAGAAAAACCTGATCCCTCTACTGGCTGTCTTATAAGAGGCTGAGAAGGCCCACCAAAAACAAACCTGACTGCACCGTCTGCAGTACTAAATACAGCTAATCCAAATTGTGCAGCTACTTGATTAGAATCTAAAGAGTAAGGCTCAGGTCTAGTAGAGTCTGCATTCTCATTATCATATCTTAAAACTAATTCTGCATCAAGAGCAGACTCAGGCTTATAGTTAATAATAACCCTTTGCATATGTTTTCGTATGCCTGTGTCCCCAAAGGCCAAGTCAGAACTTCTATATTTTCCTAGTACAGGTATACCATCAAAGGTGTTACCTTTTTCTTGTCTATGAACGTGACCAGCAAAGTCCCCGTGTAATACTATGACATCACCAGCCTGTACAAAGGTATCTGTACAAGCAGGTTTTATACCACGTATCTCAGAGAACTCAAAGTTATCTTGCTTCATAACGCAAGTAACGCCTCTTGTAATACTATCAGCTTCGCCATCTTTAGTAAAGAATATTCTGTACTGTGTCTTGTCTGGTATGACAACACTTTCAAATAGCAAAGAGTCCTTAATGTTTTTATCAAAAATAGATTGTACGTTTCTACTTATTGTACCAAGTTCTGTGTCGCCAATCTTTGCAGTAGCAGCAACTGTACGCAGTCCATCAGGTCCAAGGAATACTAAGTCACCACCAAATTCTTGTATGGTGTCACCATTAATACAACCAATGTTTCTAGTAACAGGTACGATAGCAAAGTCTGCTGCTGTGTTTCCTGCAAGTTTAAATATTCTGTTTTCACAAAAGATAAACAGACTGTCACGGAAAACTTTTATGCCTGTAATAGTATCGTCTACTCTAATGGTTCCTGCAGGTAAAGATACACCCGTGCTAAAACCATCCTCGTTAAAGCCTTCACTAAAACTTAATAGTTCTGGGGTAGTAGATTTACCAGCATAGAACATATGAGATTTAAAAGAAGCTATAAACTTAGAACCTGTAACTGCACTTGCACTGACATCAGTTGCACTAAGAGCTAAGTTAAAAACTACAGGTGCATTTACCCCATCTACACATACGATCTTTTCATTACCATCATAATTGAAACGTTCAAACCTATACTTAGAAGCATTAGTTCTACCAGTGTCTATCTCTGTCCAAGGTGAGGAGACAGTTACCCTAGAAACGTGTGCAGCTGCAGTAGTATTTTCTGTGGCACGAGTTACACCTGTAAATTCGTTAGGTAGTGAAGCAGCGTCTACTCCTGTATAAGTAAATTTTTCTAACTCTAACTGTAGAGTACCACTAGTTGCAAAACCTGCAACAGAGTCTACAATAATTGTACCTGAACCAGACATAGTTGCATTAGCAGTTATAGCAAAGGCCAGTTCCGTAGAAGCAGCAGAGAATATCTTTTCTCCTCTACATGCTATTACTTTGTTACCAAACTTAGCTACGCCTATTACCTTCTCGTTGATACTAGCTGTATGTGGTACTACATGATTGACAAACCTACGGTAGCCGTTCATTCTCCTGTAGCCGCCCTCAACGTCAGGCTCAAAGTTCTCTAGTACTAGAGCTTCCCCCGGTTGCATAAGAAAAGAAGAACGGTTTAAAACTAAACCGCCCTCACAGTTAAATGCTGCAGGTTGTACTTGAGAACTATCTGGCATTAAAAGGACACTCCAGAGTTAGAACTTGTAGGTCTGTTTATTACAGTAGACCTGATGTAATCAAACTTGTTAACTAATAAGCTTTGGATATTCTTAATGCCATCCTCAAAACGGTCAAAGTTAATCTGGTACTGTTGCATCTCACCTCTGTACTGGTAGAGGAATGCTGCAGCGCCATCTGTAATGACAGGTTTAAATCTATTAGGAATACTAGTAACGTCCCCGTGTGCAGTCAAGTCATCAGGGAACGTAAAGAAATCATATAGTAGTGTGTACTCTTTGTCAGGGTAAGGGTACAGTAAATAATTGTTATCAAGGGTGCGTACAATGTACTGAGGCACACCTCCGTTATCAAACTGTGTAACTACTACGCCACTAGCGTAAGCTGCAGCAGTAGTACCCTCAGCACCTCTTGTGCAACCTGTAAGAGTATTGCCTGAGATAGCAGTATAAGAGATCAACTCACTAGCTATGTAGACACTGCCTGATGCTGCAAAGCCTGTAGTTGAAACAAGGGTCAGGGTAGTCACAGAATCTGTGTGTGTGCCATTCAGAGTTGTAGATTCAATTTCATCTTCTTGAGTTGCGAACTCTTTGCTTATGTATTCATTGTAATTAAGTCTTTTTAAATTAACCCCTGATGCACTGAGATCAGTATTCTTTTTTATTCTTGCTGTATTGTAATCTATGTATTTTGTACCAGTTGGTATGGTGTATCTTACTACACCCGGAACTAATGTAGAAGTGTTAGTGGAATGATTAAATGGGTATGCAAATTCTTTTTGATTAATGTGTCGTATAGCTTCATTGATAGCATTTTTAGATTGTACTTGAACACCTCTAGCGGAAGTAAAATTGCCAGCGGTAAGCACGACTTCATTCATTCTAGTGAGAACGTCATTCGTTAGTTCAAGGTATGTCAGAGCCATTATGCTTCCTTAAAATGTAGCAATGGGGCCAGCACAAAGCCAGCCCCAAAGTTTAGTAATGTATTACAGCAAGTCACGCTGGGCTTCAGCAGCCTCAGTATGAGCAGCCGAAATATCTGCAATTACTGCATAGACACGTAAGCGTCCAGTTGCAGCAGCAGCACCAGCAATAACTACATCAATGGTATCTGACGCAGCGACAAGAGCTAATGCAGCAGCAGCATAAGTAGATGCAGCACCAGTGTTTACAATGTTAGCTTCGCCGTTAGTACCAAGTACAAGGTATGTACCAGCAGCAGCATCCAAAGCAGCACCGTCAACAATGTCATCTCCACCAGCGAAGTCAATATTACAAGTACAACTTGCAGTAAAAGACTTCATGATTTCCGCACCGCCAGCAAGCATTACTGATTCAGCGGGGATTTCAAGTAGTTGAAAGATGTCACCATTAGCAATGGTAGCACCTGCAGCAATCATAGCATCAATATCTAAGATTGCTTCAATGGTTCGTACAGCATTACCAACTACTGTTGGAACAGCAAGAACGTTTGCCCCAACACCAGCAGTAGCACTGGAAGTCATATCAAAAGTAGCCATAGTTTATATCTCCCCTATGCTGCGTTATAACGAGCAGTTACGATTGCTTCTGGACGAAGAATCTTCCTGCCGTATAAATGCATACCACGAACAATGTCAGCAAAGCTGTCAGGGTCACGATATGTTTCTGTCTTGTTGATTTGCTCAGCAGTTGCTACAGCAGAATCATGGCCAGCTATGATAACACCAAAGTTAGTCAGCTGATTAGCTGTACCTGATGTACCTGATCCTGTGCCTAGTGCTGGCAAATTGGATGAGGAGTATACACGGAAGCCGTGGAAGTTGTTAAGGGACAAGCCATTACGCAACCCACCTGATTCACCAAAGTCAGCATTCATAAAGCGGGAATCTTCATCAGCGAGGATTTCCATGAATACTGGATCGACTACAAGCCATCTACCTTGTGAGTCTACCTGTTGCTGATCAAGCAAACGCTTCATGCGTGAGATAATCATAGCAGGAGAAACAGTAGCTGTTGGCAAGGAAGTAGCACCGGGCATACGTGCAGTCACAGGAATTGAGTGAGTGCCAGCAGAGGCAGTAGTGATGTTACCAAAGTCGCCTTTGTGAAGCTGCATAGAAGAAAGCAACTCATTAGCACCTGCAGTTGATACAGCCTTAGTACCATTAACAGCTGTGTTCAGAGCACTAGCTTTGCTGTGGTTAGCAGCTTGTGCGTAGCCAGCCATGTAGCCAAGAACTTCTTGGTCATGATTGTCAGCCAAACGATAGGCAGCACGGTTTGTTGCAAGATCCATGAAATTGACGTGGCTGTGTGCCTCTTCAATATCGTCCATCTTAAAGGCAAAATAGTTAGCCTTATCAATGACTAAGGAAAAATCAGCATCCTCTAAATCTTGTGCTGTGACATTTGTACCACGTGCATACTGCGAGACAGAAATTTCAGGTTCTTTGATAATTTTTACGGTATCTCCCTGACTGGCGATTTCTCCCATGTAGTCGGAGTTAGTAATGTCGCCAGCTACTGTGCTCTTGCGGAAAGCAAGCTGTACTTTTTTAGAATAGATTACGGGGCTAAAGTTACCATTTGGTAAATTGCCGTAACCTGTTGCGGTTGTAAAAGCCATGGGATAAATCCTCCATTAGGTGTTTGGCTTATGATTAATAAGCTAAACTAACCGGATAAGAGGCTAAATGTTTTAGGGTGCATATAAGTATGAGTCATAAGGATCAGTTATGTAACTCAGGTTATACGGGCCTATACTTATTTAGGTGGGTCTTATATAATTGGTGTGTTTAGACTTAGCGAGGTAGTGTTGTCTTAAGTGCAAGGTAGTCTTTCTTACGAGAGGCTTACACTTAATGTAGAGACACCTATAGTTATACTAGGTACACTATAGATGTCAATGCCTTATTTACTATTATCGTGCTCCGCCTGTCATATCGTAGTCAAACTTTCCAGAACGGATTGCTTCCATAATAGCATCTGATTGTTTATCATACTGAGCAGCAGTCATCTTATGTACTTGCGACTCAGAGAAGTTACCAGAAGAATCACTTTGATCTGGCCTAGTTGTACGCTTAGTTACAACAGCAGAGGCTGCAGACTTGGATGTCTTCTTTCTAGTTTTAGTATCTAAACCTTTGTCTACTTTGTATAAATCAATTACACGAGTAACAGAGGCAGGGTCTTCAGCATTCTCATATAGAGCATTCTGTACCCACTTAGGTTGTTCTCCTGCCCAGTCATGGAAGCCATCACTAGAACGTAATTCATCAAAGTCAGGGTGCATAGCCCTAATCTCTTCTTCCATCCTATTGCGGTCAGACTCAGCACTAATGCGGTCAATCTCTTGTAAGCGACTTTCTGCACCAGAAAACTTCTCTTGTGCTTTCTTCTCTGCAATACGTTCTACAATAGCAGCTACATCAGGATACTCACGTGACCATGCTTCTATGTCTTCATCAGACTTAGGAGGGCGAATGTCGCCACGCTCTTGTGCATTATCTAGCTGAGCCTTGATAGCCTTAAGCTCTTCAGCTTGTTTGTTCTGGTGGCTACGTAAGTCACTGTAACGTTTCTTGTAGGTCTTCTCTTCACTTGAGAGTTTCTCATCCCCCTCTTCAGCGTCCTTAGACTTAGCGGCTATGGGAAGATCTTCTTCTTCTTCCTCACCCATCAATTCTTTAAGCTCTTCTTCCTGCTCTTGGATGCGGCGCTTGTTTGCGTTACTGAAATTAGGATCAACGAATCCTGCTGAGCGTGGAGTTTCCACTGCTTGTAGTTCTGCCATAGTAGTTCCTTTATGTGGGGCCAGCCTTAGCTGGGTAGCCTTATTGTTGTTGTCGGAGTAGTATAGTTATTTCTTCTTAATCATCAAGCCGCCTTCTGCCTTTTTTATATCAGACATTTGAAATTTAGGAGTAGTCATTTGGCCTCCAGTAGAAGTTTGGCCTCCATAACCTTTTCCTTGGCCTCCGCCGGGAGCAACGCCTTGCCCACTATCATTGAGCATTACGCCAATGCCACCCGTACCAGTATTATCACTATCATCACTTCCAATGCCAACTGCAGTTGTACCATGACCTCCCGCTACAGCAACTGCTGCAACCTCCGCTTCTGTTGCTTCACGAAGTGCGCGTGCTCTTTTACCACTTGCTATAGCTTCGGCTTGTAACCTCTTTGCTTCTTTATCTTCTAGCTTTGTTGTAGACTTCATACGATCAACAGACCAGTGATTGGGGTCATTTGCTACTAAGGCTGCAAGGGCCGCCTCAGACAAATCATTCTTAAGAAAGAAAGATGCAAGGCCAGATGGCGTTTCGCCGAAACGGTCATCCTTATATTTTTCTGCTGCTGCTACCAATTCAGCATGTTTCTCATCAGAGATTGTGCCTTTTAAAAGATTTATGTTAGCTTGATATTCAGTAAATTGGGCTGCTTGAAAAGCTTGTCCGAAAGGTGCATTGCCAATTGTGGAACTTATAATGCCTTGTTTTTTATTTAATATCTCTAGAGTTTTAGCAGCCAGCACATCTGGATCTGAATAATCATACTTCCCCATCCAAGCATTAGGGTCAGCTTCTGGCTCGTCAG